CGATCTTAAAAGAGCAGCGGTACAAGGTCAAGGGCATAAATTTTGGGAATAAGGCCAAAAACCCGATCATGTACGGTAATATGCGCGCGCAGATGTGGGGAGATATGCGAGAATGGCTGAAATCTGCTAGTATCCCTAACGACAGGTTCTTGAAGACGGACTTGATTTCGCCTATGATGAAGCCTGATTCACGGGGAACAATCTTCTTGGAAAGCAAAAAGGAAATGAAAGCTCGCGGTCTTGCCTCGCCCGACGCTGCTGACGCTATCTGCGTCACGTTTGCCTTTCCAGTGGCACATCGTGAGTATGCTGAACCCAAGCGCACCGCCAGAAGCTACGGTAGCGCAGTGTCTACAGGATGGATGGGCGCATGAAGAAGGTTTCTCTCAGTGTCGGTCGCGGCGAAAAGTTGCCAGTGTCCAAAGGCGCGGGCCTGACTGAGAAGGGCCGCGCTAAGTACAACGCCGCTACGGGTTCCAACCTCAAGGCGCCAGCACCCAGCCCCAAAACCAAAGCAGATGCTGGCCGCAAAGCCAGTTTCTGCGCCCGCATGGAAGGCGTAGTCAAGCATGCCAAAGGCGATGCTGAACGCGCCAAAGCGTCACTCAAACGATGGAAGTGTTAATATGGCTACCAAACCTGGGCTTTATGCCAACATTCACGCAAAACAGGCACGTATCGCCGCTGGCAGTAAAGAAAAGATGAGGAAACCTGGCTCGCCCGGCGCACCCACTGCCAAGGCTTTCAAAGAATCGGCCAAAACTGCAAAGAAGAAGTAACATGCCGCTTGTCAAATCCAAATCCCCCGAAGCATTCCGCAAGAACGTCAAGGCTGAAATTAAGGCGGGCAAGCCCGTCAAGCAGGCCGTGGCAATCGCGTATGCAGTCAAACGTGCAGCCCCGAAAGGAAAGAAATGAAGACCCTTGCCCCTATTGCTAAACTCAACCGCCGCGAACCCAAAATGTCGGGCGCTGGCATGCCAGCACGCAACAAAGAGACTTATTCACCCACTGCCAACTGCCATGCCACGATTCCATCGGGCAACAATGTCAAGGCAACGGTGGACAAAGTCCTTAGCAAGATTAAATAATGGCAGACTTCACAGGCATTGCGGCTGCTGGCGCAGTGGCCGAAGGCGGTAAACCAAAGAAGAGCGCGTCTGACATCTTGGCCACAGCCCGTGCCAGGCTTGATCTGGCGGTGTCCGCGCTTGCCGAGAGCCGCGAAGATGAGATAGACGATCTGCGCTTTTACGCCGGCTCGCCTGATAACCACTGGCAGTGGCCCGCCGACGTGCTGGCCACCCGTGGCGCGGTGCAAGGTCAAACAATCAACGCCCGCCCGTGTCTGACGATCAATAAATTGCCCCAGCATGTGCGCCAAGTCACCAACGACCAGCGCCAGAACCGGCCAGGCGCTAAGGTCATCCCGGTGGACGACAACGCCGACGTGGAAGTGGCCGACATCTTCAACGGCATGATTCGGCATATTGAGTACATCAGCGACGCCGATGTGGCCTATGACACGGCCTGCGAAAACCAAGTTTCTTACGGCGAAGGTTACCTTCGCTTGTTGACCGAATATTGTGACGACAACACGTTTGACCAAGACATTAAGATTGGCCGTGTGCGCAACTCCTTTTCGGTCTACATGGACCCAACCATCCAAGACCCGACCGGCGCGGACGCCAAGTGGTGCTTTGTCACGGAAGATGTGACCAAGGCCGAGTTTGAGCGGATGTACCCAGATGCCTCGCCCATCACCACCTTGCAGTCGCTGGGTGTGGGCGATCAGTCGATCAGCAACTGGCTCAATGAAGACACGATTCGCCTTGCAGATTACTACTACATCGACTTTGACCGCACAACGCTGAACCTGTACCCCGGCAACGCCACGGCGTTTGAAGGCACGCCTGAAGACAAGCAACTGCGGGCAATCTACGGCAAGCCCAAGAAGTCACGCGAGTCTGACCGTCCAAAGGTCAAATACTGCAAGATCAACGGGTACGAAATCCTTGAAGAGCGCGAGTGGGCGGGCAAGTACATCCCCGTGATCCGCATCGTGGGCAACGAATTTGAGGTTGACGGTCGTTTGTATGTGTCGGGCTTGGTGCGCAACGCCAAGGATGCCCAGCGCATGTACAACTACTGGGTCAGCCAAGAGGCCGAGATGCTGGCGCTGGCGCCCAAAGCCCCGTTTATTGGCTACGGTGGCCAGTTTGAAGGGTACGAACAACAATGGAAGACCGCCAACACGCAAAACTGGCCGTATTTGGAGGTCAATCCAGACGTTACAGACGGCCAAGGCGGCATGTTGCCACTACCCCAGCGGGCACAGCCTCCAATGGCCTCCAGCGGCCTCCTGCAAGCCAAGGCAGGGGCATCTGAAGACATTAAGAGCACCACAGGTCAATACAACGCCAGTTTGGGCATGGGTTCCAACGAGCGCAGCGGCAAAGCCATTTTGGCGCGCCAGCGCGAAGGCGATGTGGGCACATATCACTACGGCGATAATTTGGCCCGTGGCGTGCGCCATGTGGCCCGCCAGCTGGTTGACTTGATTCCCAAGATTTACGATACCCAGCGCATCGCTCGCATCATCGGTGAAGATGGCGAGACCAAGATGATCAAGATCAACCCCGAGCAGCAGCAGCCGGTCAACAAGATCATGGACGAGCGCGGAATTGTGATCGAGAAAATCTACAACCCCGGCGTTGGCAAATACGACGTGGTGGCAATCACTGGCCCAGGCTACGCGACCAAACGTCAAGAGGCATTGGAAGCAATGGCACAACTGTTGCAAGGCAATCCTCAACTGTGGGCTGTGGCCGGTGACCTGTTCGTCAAGAACATGGATTGGCCAGGCGCCCAAGAGATGTCTAAGCGCTTTGCCAAGACCATTGACCCTAAGTTCTTGTCAGACGGCGAGGACAACCCAGCGTTGCAAGCTGCACAGCAGCAGATGCAGGCCATGGGTCAAGAGATGGAACAGATGCATCAGATGATCCGAAACGTGGGCAAATCCATCGAAGTGCAAGAGCAAGAGCGCAAGGACTTTGAGGCCCAAGTCAAGGCATACGAGGCTGAAACCAAGCGTTTGGCCCAAGTGCAAGCCAGCATGTCGCCAGAGCAAATTCAAGATATAGTCTTGGGCACGGTGCATGGCATGATCACATCAGGAGACTTGGTCAGCGAAATGCCTGGCCGAGATCAAAGTGAGATGATGCCCGAACAACAAGGGATGCCACAATGAAAGCGTGCGATTTTCTAGGTCTATTGTTTTTGGCGCGGGACGTAGCGCACTCAGTGCATCTGAACACCCGCAGCTACAGCAAACATGTGGCGCTCAACATCTTCTACGACCGAATTATTGGCGCGGCTGATGACTTTGCTGAAGCCTATCAAGGCCGGCATGGTTTGATGGGGCCAATTACTTTGCATTCGGCAAAGAAGACAGCTAACATCATTGAGTTTTTAGAAGACTCGCTAAAAGAAATTGAAGACTGCCGGTATGAAGTGGCTGACAAATCCGACTCATCTTTGCAGCAGCTCATTGACAACATCATTGAGATTTATCTTCGCACTCTGTACAAACTCCGCTTTTTGGCATAAGGACGCATCATGGAACTTTTGAATCCGCTATCACAAACTGGTTTTCCTGGCCGCACTGCGTCTTACAGCGGTTCTGCGGGCAATACTGCTGATTGGGGCTCTGGCCCTGAAGGCGTGGTGGTCTGGTCTACGACCCCCTGCTATGTAGAGATTGGCCCCGGGGCTGTGGCCACCACTGGCAGCACGCCAATCCCCGCGTACACCCCAATCCCGTTCTATTTGCCCATGGGCACCGGCGCGCCCTTCCGCGTAAGTGCTATTCGCATTGCGGATGACGGCGCGATCTACTGCAAACCGATTAACAAGCAATGAGCTTTGGTGTCGCTCTTCGCAACGCAGTAGCCATTGGCCTTGGCGGTATTGCCACGCTGGTTTCTGGAAAACATGCCGAGATCATTATTGGCAATTTGTTGTGCGAAAACAATGATAATCTCGTCCAAGAGGACGGTGGTTTGATTCTTCTGGAGTAACGTATGGCGGTTTTTTTATCACCGATAGGCGGGGCAGGCTGGCAGTTTTTTAACGACAGCGGCGTGATCCTGTCTGGCGGCAAGCTATACACCTACGCAGCGGGCACAACCACGCCAAAAGTAACGTACACATCTTCCAGTGGTAACACGGCGCATACCAACCCAATCATTTTAAATTCTGCGGGGCGCGTGCCTGGCGGTGAGATATGGCTATTACCCCCGCCGTACAAATTTGCGTTGTACACGTCAACAGATGTGCTTATCGCAACGTATGACAACATTTCAGGCGTTGGTGCCGCAGCATACCAAATTCAAAATTTTACGGGTACAGGATCACAGACCGTATTTACATTAAGCGATGCGTCACAAGGCGAAAACTTCACGTTTGTGTACATTAATGGCGTGTATCAGCAAAAAAATACATATACCGTGTCGAACGTAACGCTGACATTTTCACAAGCACCGCCCATTACTTCATCTATTGAAGTCATGTTCAATTAAGGAACCATCATGGCCGATACCAAAATCTCAGCGTTACCCGCGTCAACCGTCCCGCTTGCGGGCACCGAAGTTTTGCCTATTGTTCAAAGCAGCGCAACCAAACAGGTGTCTGTTGCCAATTTAACCGCTGGCCGATCTTTTGATGCTTTGGGCATGACCCTAACATCTACAGACGCTGGGGCAGCGGCAGCCCCGTTACTTGAGTTGTACAGAGATTCAGCAACACCAGCGGCATCTGACACCCTTGGCGAAATTGAGTTCAATGGTGAAGATTCGGCTGGCAACAAGCAAGCCTACGGTTTAATTCACGCATCTATCCTCAGCCCAACTTCCACGGCCGAACAGGGTCAGATTCATTTTGAGACTGCAACTGCTGGTGCGTTGACCGAAAAGATGATTATCGGCACAACCAATCTTGTGATTAACGAGATAGGTGCAGTGTTTAACGTGCGGATTGAAGGCGACACAGACGCAAACTTGTTTTATACCGATGCAACAAATGACAAGGTTGGTCTTGGCACAGCTAGCCCCGCTGAAAAATTAGATGTTGTAGGTAAGATTAAACTGTCTGACAACCTTGTTATCGGCACATCTGGCAAAGGCATCGACTTTTCTGCCACATCGCACCCTGCTGGCATGACCAGTGAATTGTTGGCTGATTATGAAGAAGGTACTTGGACACCTAGTCTTGGCGGCGACACAACGTACACCGTACAAACTGGAAACTATACAAAAATAGGCAGACAAGTAACTGTAAATTTTGGAATTAACATAAATGTAATTGGAACAGGATCAACCTCTAATATAACCGGGCTTCCTTTTGCTATTGGTTCAAATGATGGGTGTGGAAGCGTTAGATATTTTGCAAGTTTAAGCGGTAATGTTTATTACTTGACCTGCTATGCGGCACAAGGTACAAGTATTATTTATTTACCTGCTGTTACTGGTGCAACCGCCACACTTAATTCGCCACAATCAACTTTATTGCAAAGCGGTTCGTATGTTATAGGCACTGTGACCTATTTTGTTTAAGGATAAAAAATGGCGCTTACAAAAGTAACTTATTCGATGATCGCTGGCGCACCAAAAAACGTCATGGATTATGGTGCAACTGGTGATGGAACAACTGACGATACAGCGGCCATTCGATTGGCGCTTATTGGCGGTGGTGCAATTTATTTTCCTGCTGGAACTTATCTTGTAAAAGATGCAACAAACATTGCGGGGGCCGTGGTTCTTGCGCCAGCAAGCAATTCAGTCATTTTTGGCGAAGGTGATTTAAGCATACTTAAACTTGGCGCGCACAGCACAATCAAGCACAACATTTTCAGGTTGGACAACAAGCAGAACATCACAATTTGTGAACTCAAGCTGGACGGAAATAAAGCCCAGCAGACTGGAACGTTTGGCGGGTTTCCAGACGAATATTCACACGCCATTCGTATTGTTGATGGTTCTCAAAATGTTACTGTTGAAAATTGCACTATTGTTGATGCTAAAGGTGATGGTGTTTATGTTGGGTATGAAAATGACGTAACAGGCGAAACGTCAAGAGTTTACATTAACAATAACATAGCATACGGCAGTTCTAGGCAACAATTGACTGTTACGCATGGAACAGAAATTACTTTTTCCAATAACAGATTAATAGGCGCAATTGACGTTGAAGCCGATGCTGTTGCGGGGACACGAATTGCTGGCGTTAAAATTATTGGTAATACTGGCATTGTGGAAAATTTTGCGTTAACCACATCAATGCTTAGTAACGCATTAATTAACATATATTCTCCTGATGGTCAGGGTTACAAACTTAATGACATATCTGTTATTGACAATACTGTTTATTCAATTCAAGTCCAGTATGCGTATGGGTTAAGAATTATTGGAAATAATGTAATTGGGTCTAACAACACCCAAAGCAATTTGGTATATGTTAGAGGGTCTGAATTTGTAGCCATAACAGGAAATAACTTTGTTGCTAATTATGCGGTGGCAACGGGCTTGCAATGTTGCGTAGATCAATATTGCAACAATAACTATGTTTGTTCTGGCAATACTGCGGATAATTCTGGTGGCGTAGCGTTTTCTAGAAATGTCACAGGCACTGTTGGAACCGTAACTTCAGACCCGGTAAAAATATTTATCAACAACAATGCGTTGTCTGGTATTTATTCAACGGTAAGCGAAACGGAAAGCGCCTTCAACGCAGTTGCTATGTTTAGACTTAGCATCGTTGGCAGCGCAACGCCTACGTTTACGTTCACACAAATGTCTGGGCAACCCGTAAACATGAGCGCCACCATTAACGGAAGTTATGAATTAAGGTTGACTAACAATGTTACAGATTCATTTTATGAGTTTTTGCCTATTTGTAGCGCAACTGTTGCGTCAGGTGCAACAGCGTTCAATGATGCTGTAAATGTTCAGCAAACATACAATCCAGCGTCAAATTCATATACTGCATTTTTGTTGTATACCGCAGCGGCTAACGCGGCAACAACAAATGCGTTTAATTTGACTTCCGCAAGCGGGACATTCTTTTTTAGGGTTTATTTTTAAGGAAACATCATGTTAGAAAAAATTGAAGTGGTTGACCTAATTGAAATTGTCGAAAACGGTTGCATTCAAGTTCGCACTTGCACCCGCATCATTGAAAACGGCAATCAACTCAGCGGTACATTCCACCGCCATGTAGTCGCCCCAGGGGACGATTACAGCGCAGAGGATGCCAAGGTTCAAGCCATTTGCGCTGCCGTGCATACCGCTGAAGTGATTGCCACTTACCAAGCGGCCCAAATTCCAGCATAATGCTGACAAACCCTTACCGGCGAGGTTCACCGGGGAATCTTAGGATTCATTGACATGACTGAAGAAGTCCAAAACCTAGCGGAAGTTGACTCCGCGCCAGCAACGGAAGTGACGGCCACTCCTGAGACTGTAGAAAATGCGCCGGTAGTCGCTGATGAGCAAAAAGAACCTTCAAGGGTTTTTACCCAAGAAGAACTGGATGCAGCCATCGGTAAGCGGCTTGCGAGAGAACAGCGTAAGTGGGAAAGAGAGCAGACTCAAAGGCAAGCGGAAACGCAGGCATTGAGAGCGCCAGCAGACATCCCGCCGGTTGATCAGTTTGAAAGCCCCGAAGCCTATGCAGACGCATTGGCCTACAAAAAGGCTGAAGAGCTGCTTGCCCAGCGTGAACATGCCCGGCAGCAATCTGAAATTCTTGAGACCTACCACGAGAAGGAAGAAGAAGCTCGGAACAAATACGATGACTTTGAACAAGTCGCGTATAACCCAAAACTTCCAATCACGACCGTGATGGCTCAGTCGATTCAAGCCTCGGACGTTGGCCCTGAAGTAGCTTACTACCTCGGTGCAAACCCCAAGGAAGCAGATCGAATCTCCCGTCTTGCACCTATCTTGCAGGCCAAGGAAATTGGACGGATTGAGGCCAAATTGGCCAGCGATCCACCAGTGAAGAAAACGACATCCGCGCCAGCACCGATTTCTCCCGTGACGGCTCGCTCCTCTGGAGCACCGGCTTATGACACGACTGACCCACGGTCTACCAAGACCATGAGTGCCTCAGAGTGGATTGATGCCGAACGAGCCCGACAGTTGAAAAAGATGCAGGCAAACCGCTAAATTTTTAAAGGACTTTTTCCATGGCTAACAGTATCTTAACCATCGACATGATCACGCGCAAAGCGCTTGAGATTCTCGAAAACAACCTTGTGTTGACCCGTAACGTGAACCGTCAGTACGACGACAGTTTTGCTGTTGAAGGTGCCAAGATTGGTTCGACCCTGCGTATTCGCCTGCCTGATCGCGCTTTGGTGACCGACGGCGCCGCCTTGCAAGTTCAAGACGACAACGAACAGTTCACCACCTTGACCGTGGCCAGCCAAAAGCACATTGGTGTCAACTTCACATCTGCTGAATTGACCATGCAATTGGATGACTTCGCAGAGCGTGTGTTGAAGCCTCGTATCAGCCAGTTGGCCAGTTCCATCGACGCTGATGTCGCCAATGCTTACAAGAGCATCGGTAACACCGTGGGCACTCCTGGCACCACTCCTTCGACTTCTTTGGTGCTGTTGCAAGCCCAGCAGAAGCTGAACGAGAACGCCGCTGTGATGAGCCCCCGTTATGCCACCGTCAACCCCGCCGCTAACGCTGGTTTGGTCGAAGGCATGAAGGGTCTGTTCAACCCCACCGACACCATCTCTCGCCAATTCAAGAACGGCATGATGGGCATGGGCGTGTTGGGCTTTGACGAGATCAACATGTCTCAGTCGATCAAGCAGCACTCCACTGGCACTCGCGCCGCTACCGGCACCGTCACCGCTGCCGCTGTGACCGCTGAAGGTTCTGCCACGTTGACGCTGACTGTTGGCTCTGGTGAAACCATCGCCGTTGGTGACGTGTTTACCATTGCTGACTGCTACGCCGTGAATCCACAGACCCGTGAGTCCACCGGCTCGCTGTTCCAGTTTGTGGCTTTGGCCTCCTCGACCAGCACCACAACCGCCACTGTGACCGTTGCGCCGATGTACTCGGCCAGCCACGCTCTGGCTACCATGCTGACCTTGCCTGGTAACAACAAAGCTGTGGTGTTTGTGGGCGCTGCTTCAACTCAGTACCCCCAGAACTTGGTCTACCACAAGGACGCCATCACGTTCGCTACCGCTGACTTGTTGCTGCCCCAGGGCGTAGACATGGCTGCGCGTGCCGTCCACAATGGCATCAGCTTGCGTGTGGTTCGCCAGTACGACATCAACAACGACCGTATGCCTTGCCGTATTGACGTGTTGTATGGCTTCTCCACCATTCGTCCTCAGATGGCCTGCCGCATTTGGGGTTGATCTTGAATGCCCCTTCGGGGGCTTCATTTCGTAACTTTTTTAAAGGAAATTTATCATGGCATTACCTAACGGCGCAGGCGGTTACCAAGTTGGTGACGGCAATCTGACTGAAGCTCAACTCACCGTACAAACCATCCCCGCAACTTTGACCGGCGACACCACTTTGACCGCCGCTCAAGTGGCGGTTGGTTTGGTTGTTTGTGCAAAAGCCTCGGACGCTACATTGACAGTTACGTTGCCCACCGCAGCGTTGCTTGATGCAGCTATTCCTAGCGCAAAAGTTGGTTCAGCTTTTGAATTGACCATTTGCAACAACAACAACACCGGCTCATCGTCTACCGTTCCTGTTACCACAGGCACTGGTATTACGATCTTTGGCTCTGTGACTGTCCCACGTTTTGGTGCGCACACGTACCGTTTCGTGCGTACTGGTGACGCAGCCTATTCGGCGTTTTTGAAGTAAACCTAATGGGGGCTTCGGCCCCTGTTTTTAAGGAACAATCATGCCTACAAACACTAAACCTGTTGGTGTTGCGTACGAAGACCCGCAACTTGACGGTGCAATCATTGGCACTGCCGGCGGCACTGCTGGCTTTTATGGCACTACGCCTGTTGCCCAAGCTGCTGCCATCACAGCCGTCACCAATACCGCCACCGGTACTGAACTGGCGACTGCAATTAACGCGCTTCGTGTGGCGTTGAAAAACATTGGCATAACTGCCTAAACCAACCAGGGGGCTAATCACCCCCTTCTTTTTATGCCTATCATTTACATGTCTCACCCCGTCCACGGCGCAAAGATTGCGTCGATGGAACTTGAAGCCGAGAACGATGAAAGAAATGGCTGGACACGATATACTCTTGACACGCCGATTGTTGTTGAAGAGGCGGCTCCACAGGAAGTAAAACGTAGACGTGGCCGCCCGGCTGTTGAGGCGGTCGAACAAGGAGCGTAAAGATGGCCACCTACTCTGCTGCCGATCAGATCAACCGGGCGCTGCGGCTGCTGGGTGTGCTGGCCGAAGGTGAAACCCCTTCTGCGTCAGTGTCTCAAGATGCGCTAATGGCGCTCAACCAGATGATTGACTCTTGGAACACTGAGCGTCTGTCTGTTTTCTGTACCATTGACCAGATTGTCAATTGGCCGGTTGGCTCCATTGAAGAAACCCTTGGCCCCACTGGCTCCCTAGTGCGCCTAAACGGCACTGCCGTGCGGCCTGTTTTGGTTGACGACGCCACCTATTTCAAAGACCCCGGCACCGGGGTGTCGTATGGCATCAAGCTGATCAATCAGCAGCAGTACAACGGCATTGCGGTCAAGACCGTAACCTCAACATTCCCCCAAGTCATGTTTGTCAACATGACCTACCCAGACGTTACGATCAACATCTACCCGCGCCCTACACGTCTGCTGGAGTTCCACTTTGTCAGCGTGCAAGAGTTAAGTCAGCCGGCCAATTTGGCGACTGACATTCTGTTCCCGCCTGGGTATCTACGGGCTTTTGTGTACAACTTGGCCATGGAGTTTGCGCCTGAGTTTGGTGTTGAGCCCAGCCCCCAGGTGCAGCGCATTGCAATGACCAGCAAGCGCAATCTGAAGCGCATCAACAATCCTGATGACATCATGTCTATGCCGTACTCGTTGATTGCGACTCGCCAGCGCTTTAACATCTACGCCGGCAATTACTGATGAAAACGCCTATCCTTGGCTCGACCTACGTGACCCGCAGCGTCAATGCTGCGGATGCTCGCATGGTCAATCTGTTTCCAGAAGTCATTCCCGAGGGCGGCAAAGAGCCTGCGTTCTTGCAGCGTTGCCCAGGCTTGACGCTTTTGTCAACCGTGGGCACTGGCCCGGTTCGCGGCTTGTGGGCGTTCTCGCCCAACGATGGTGTGGGCTTTGTGGTGTCAGGCACCGAGCTCTACAAGATCAACAACGCTTACGTGCCCACGCTGATTGGCACCGTAGCGGGTTCTGGGCCGGTCAGCATGGCCGACAACGGCACGCAACTGTTCATTGCAGCCAACGGCCCCAGCTACATCTACAACAACACCACCAACGCTTTTGGCCAGATCACTGACCCTGATTTTCCTGGCGCGGTAACGGTGTGCTATTTGGACGGCTATTTCGTATTCAACGAGCCCAATAGCCAAAAGATGTGGGTCACAACCCTTTTGGACGGCACATCTATTGACCCGCTTGAGTTTGCAAGCACCGAAGGTTCGCCTGATGGCTTGCTGGCCGTGGTGTCCAACTTCCGCGAAGTCTGGGCCTTTGGCACAAACTCCATTGAAGTCTGGTACGACTCAGGCGCCACCGACTTTCCTCTGCAACGCATCCAAGGCGCGTTTAACGAGCTTGGTTGCGCTGCCCCCTACTCCATCGCCAAGATGGACAATGGCCTGTTTTGGCTGGGCCGGGATCGCCGGGGCCAAGGCATAGTCTACCGGGCCAACGGTTACCAAGGCCAGCGCATCTCAACCCATGCGGTTGAATGGCAAATTCAGCAGTACAGTGACATGTCGGACGCTATTGCGTACACTTATCAACAGGATGGTCACAGCTTTTACGTGCTGATTTTCCCCACGGCCAACACCACTTGGGTGTACGACGCTGCCACCCAAGCCTGGCATGAGCGTGCCGGCTTTGTTGACGGCGCGTTTACCCGGCACCGCAGCAACTGCCAGATGGCGTTCAACAACGAGGTTGTCGTTGGCGATTTTGAAAACGGCAACATCTACGCCTTTGATCTTGACGTGTACGCCGACAATGGCCAAATTCAGAAGTGGCTGCGCACCTGGCGGGCGCTGCCCACGGGTCAAAACAACTTAAGGCGCACGGCCCACCACAGCTTGCAATTGGATTGTGAAACAGGTGTAGGGCTAAATACTGGCCAAGGCTCATACCCCGAAGCCATGCTGCGTTGGTCAGACGACGGCGGGCACACATGGTCAAATGAGCATTGGTCGCCCCTTGGCAGAATTGGCGCGTATGGCCACCGGACGTTTTGGCGGCGGCTGGGCATGACGCTCAAGTTGCGAGACCGCGTCTATGAGCTGTCCATGACTGACCCGGTCAAAGTGGCCATCATGGGTGCAGAGTTGATTATCAGCCCAACCAATGCCTAGCCCAAACGCAACGCCTACGCCCATTACGCCCCCCAGGGTGCCGTTGATCGACCCGCGCACCGGGTTGATTGACCGGGCGTGGTACTTGTTCTTTTTGTCGCTTAACGACGTTGCCACGGGGGTTATTGACGATTCTGGGCTTACGTTTAGCTCCGAGTCGCTGCTTGCGTCCTATGACGCCGCGCTTCTTGCGGTCAACCAAGAGTTGCAAACGCTGCCGCCTGTCGTTACCTTACCAGTTCCTGACGTATTGACTGACTGCTGTTCGGCTTTGGTGTCTCAGATGGCTGAGATGCAAAAGCAGATTGAAGGGCTGCAAGCGCAACCCATTCTTGACATCGGCGCAGTCAACGCATCAATTGCCGCGCTGTCAACCGTGCCAGTGACTGTAACGGCAGACTTTACAGTGGGCACCAGCAACTGGTACATCAACAATAAGTCAGGCTCGACTTGTACAGTCACTTTACCAACTGCATCCACATTCCCCGGCGGGTATTTGACCTTTCAAAACTATCAAGCCCAGACGCTGGTGTCAGCGTCAAGCAACGTCGTCCCCCAAGCCGGTGGGGCCGCGGGCACCGCAATCCTCTTGGCAGTTGCAGGCAATTGGGCGACAATGGTGTCTGACGGCACCAATTGGGTCATCATGCAAGCTGCCGCTAATAATTGCCTTTTACTGGAGTAACCCATGACAGTCACCGTCAAAGTTCTTGTACCGGCCAAAAACGTCGAGGCCACGCAAACAACCCAGTACACAGCTACTGGCGTCACGGCCATCATCGACAAGTTCACCGCGACCAACTACAGCGGCAGCGCTGCGACCATCAGCGTCAACTTGGTCACTGTGGCTGGGTCTGCCGGCAACTCCAACTTGATCACCAAGACCAAAACGCTCCAAGCATCTGAGGTCTATACTTTCCCCGAACTGGTGGGCCAAGTGCTGGGCATAGGCGACTTCATCAGCACCATTGCAGGCACTGCCACAGCTATCAACATGCGCGTCAGTGGCCGTGAAGTAACTTAAGGAGAGCAGCATGGGATTTTTTCAAGACTTAGTAACAAACCCAGTAGGCACTGTATCCAATACGGTTAGCAATGTCGTATCCAATCCTGCTGGCGCAATTGGCGATTTTTGGAACACCGACGGGCGCGACGCGGCTACGGCTGCGGCGTTGCTTTACGGTGGCAACGCTTTGTATGGTGCTTACGGCGGTGCTGGGGCTGCGGGGGCTGGAGCGGCCGGGGCAGGAGCAGGAGCAGGGGCAGGCGCTGGCGCGGCTGGAGCGGCGGGTGCCAGCAGTTATTTGATGCCTGCGGCCATACTTGGCAGTTCTTTGCTTGGGGCTGGCGCAGCGCGGGGCGCGGGTAGTGCGCAAGCAGACGCTGCGACACGCGCAGCAGAATTGCAGCTTCAACAGTTTAGAGAACAAGCTTTGCTACAGGAGCCATTCCGTCAAGCTGGCGTGCGTGCTTTGCCGCTACTTGAGGCACAGCGCAACATGATGCCGGGGGCGTTTACTGGCAAGGTCGATCTAGGTCAAGACCCAGGCTATGCGTTCCGATTGTCGGAAGGCCAAAAGGCGCTGGATCGAAGCGCCGCCGCTAGGGGCGGTTTGATCTCAGGCGGGGCGTTAAAGGCCGCACAACGGTTTGGCCAGGACTTGGGTAGCCAAGAGTACCAGAACGCCTACAACCGGGCATTGACGGGCTACAACGCCAATGTGGCGCGTGAGGCCACAGGCTACAACCGTTTGGCGGCTCTTGCTGGCATTGGTCAAACGGCCACGGGTCAAATTGGCGCCGCCGGGCAAAACGCCGCCGCTAACATGGGCAACTTGATGACATCAGGCGCAGCCGCAAATGCTGCGGGCCAAGTTGGCGGGATCAACGCTTTGACCGGCGGCTTGAGCACCTATTTGAACTACAACCAAGGCAACAGTTTGGTCAACGCGCTTAGGGGTGGCGGTGGCGGTGGCGGTGGCGGTAATTTTATGGGCCAATACAACGCAATCGGTAGTGGGCCTGCTTCAGCAGGCTATGGGTATTACGACATACCTATGCAGCCCGGTGGAGGATATTAATCATGGCACTTGACCCAAACATTGCACTAGGCATTCGGCCCCTTGAAGTGCCGAACCAGTTGGCTCAATACAGCCAACTTGCTCAAATTCAAAACGCGCAGAACCAAAATGCTTTGGCCCAGTATCAATTGGGTTCTGCGCAGCGTGCGGAAAAGCTACAAAATCTTACGTCAGATGCGTATTCGCAATCAATTGACCCTGCAACCGGGCAAGTCAACTACAACACCTTGATAGGTAAACTAGCTGCTGGCGGTGGCGGGTCGCAAATTCCTGGAATTGAAAAAACACGCAAGGAAATAGAAACGGCTGCGCTACAGCAACAAAAGTTAAAAACTGAATTAGCTACTACTAGAACCGCTCAGTTCCGAGATCAACTCAGCAAGATCAATAGCCCAGAAGCCGCCGCGCAATGGACTATTGGAATGTATAACGATCCGTATTTAAAAGACACCATTTCTAGCGTGCCTCTTGAAGCAGCATTGGCTGAAATTCCCACAACGCCACAAGAATTTAACTTATGGAAAAACCAAAATGCGTTGGGCATGGCTAAGTTTATTGAGCTAAATAAACCAACTACGCAAGTGATTGATCAGAGTGGCCAGCGCCGAGTTGTTCAAATTCCTGGACTTGGAGGCGCGCCTACTGACATTGGTACATACGCAGACGTTCCGTTGCCGCCGCTTGTGGAAGCACAAAAAGGGCGGCTTGCCAAACTTGGCGCAGCGCAAACTACCACAAACATAAACGCTTTTGCGCCGGCTAGTGTAGAGGCGCAAAAACAGTTTGTGCAAGCAGCGGCTGACGAACGTAAAGTCCTTCGCAACGCGCCCGACACGTTGACAAACATTGACGCGGCGATAAAACTCATTCCGTCTGCAAGCACGTTTATGGGTAAAGGTGGCGAGCCTTTACTTGCTGCGGCCAGTTTCTTAAACAACCGGCTTGGATTTGGTATTAGCACGCAAGGTGTTACTGACGCCACAGTGCTACGCACAAGGTTGTTTGAGGGCATCCTTGACAATTTAAAAAAGTTGGATTCGCAACCGTCGCAAGAGCAACAACGTGTGCTATCTGAAGCGTTGGGTAACTTAGGGACAGACCCTGCGGCGTTGGAACAAATTCTTAACCGTATTGGCGAAACTGTTCGGAGCCGCGTTGACCGCTTCAATACAGACGTAACCGACGCAGAAACGCGCGGCGTTAAATTTCCTTTTACGCCGCAAATTAAATTGCCCGCGCCAAAATTTGCCCCCGGCGCTGCTGCTGCGCAAATCCCCGGCCAAGGCCCAGCGCCTGCGGCGGTTAGCAATTCAGTTACGCTACCTGATGGCCGTGTCAAAACATTTCCAAATGCGGACGCGGCCAATCAATTTAAAAGAGCTGCGGGGCTTTAATGGACTACGACGCTCTTGCCAAAAAATACGGCGGCTCAGATGTTGCGCCTGCCATTGACTACGATGCGCTTGCCAAACAATACGGCGGTGCAGATACGCCCGCGCCACCTTATTTTGAAATTAGCGGTGTCGGGTCAACTGGTGTCCCCGGCCCACGCCGCGCGCCTGGCTTAGGCGCGCAACTTGGCCGCACGGCAGCATCCTTGGCCGACGTGACTTTGGGCGGCATCATTCCCGGCGCCGCGCAGTATCTTGCGTATCCTCTCGCCCGTTTACAACGGTCACCCGAGGAAGCGCAAGCCATTACGCAACGTCTTGTAAGTGCGATTGATAAGCCATTTGGCAAAGCGCTTGGCGTTACTGAAACACCAGAGTATCAACAAGAAGCTGGCCGTCAAGTAATGGATTTTATTGGCCAGAACTTCCAAAAAGGCGCAAAGTTTATTGCTGAAAAAACAGGTATCCCCGCAGCAGATGTTGAAAGTTACATGGCAACATTGTCGCTAACTGCGCCAAAAGTTGTGCCGCCAGTAGCTAAGGCTGTCACAGAAGCTGTGGCACCGGTAGTTCAAGACATCAGAGCAGGTGTGCAACTGCCGTTTGAGCCAATGCTTCAAAAAGGGCGCGAACGTCGTTCGGCAGAGTCTTACGCCAGAGCACCAGAGTTAGACGCCATTGCGGAAGCGCAGCGGTTAAAACTTGTTATCGACCCGCGAAAAATTGACCCATCTTCAGTTATGGCGCGGGGCTATTCCCTTGCTGCTGGGCCTCGCGGCCCGGAAGCTATGGTTACGGTCAACAAACCCCGCGTCACTCAGATTGCAAAAGATGAGTTGGGGCTTGACGCTACCACGTCCTTGACTAGCACTGCGCCTTTTAAACAAGCGCGCGCCAATGTGGCTGCGCCGTATGATGAAGTAGCTAAACTGCCGACAATGGTGGCTGACGAAACAACCATTGCAAGCCTGAACGATTTGCGCCGAAACGACAAACTAATAGGTGGCAAAGGCGTATCTGAAAAAGTCAACAAACTGATTGACGACGCAGTAGATAAAACGCAAGCAGGTTTAAACGGCGCCGAACTTCTTGAGAATGTGCGCGTTCTTCGCGCAGACGCCCAAAAAATTTATAAAAATCAAAGTGCCACGCCAAAACAAATAGCGGTTGCAGACGCCAACTTGGCAATCGCCACCCAGTTGGAGTCAATGATCGACTCTAATATTTTTAACCCCAGATTGTTGGACGAGTGGCGCGGCGCGCGCCAAGATATGGCGCGCACTTACGCTTATGAAGGGGCAACTGATTTCAACACCGGCACGGTAGACGTGGCAAAGTTGGCGCGGATAACATCTAAAGACAACGCGCTGACAGGCGATATTGCATCCCTGGGTAAGATTGCGGGTAACTTTCCGGAAGCATTTGCGCCTAGCGCAGAGTCTAAGTTTTTTAGTGTGCCTCGCCTTACTCGCGCCGGCATTAGCGGCACTGCGGGCGCGTTAATTGGCGGCGCGGCTTTTGACACGCCCGGGTACATTCTAGGCACGGCAGCAGGTAGTCTTTTAGGTGAGATAAGCGGAAAACTTGCCGCTAACAGATTAGCGTCGCCCAGCTACCAAGCCGGTCTACAACTGCAAGATTTTCGTATTCCCGTCAATCAGCTTGCTGCAGCCGCCGCGCCTATCCCGCAGAACCAAGCCGTTGTGCCTTTTGATCCGCGCAATGCGATAGTGCCGCCGGGCGAAGGCACGTATTTTCCAAACTTTGCCATGCAAGGCCAAGGCCAAGGCCCAAGCCGTGTGGTGTATGACCCAGTAGCCAAAACCTTTCGTGGTGAGTTTGGTGAGCCACCACCATCGCTCGTTACATCGGCTGCACCGCCAACGCGCAACATGCTGCCCGCGCCTAGCGCGGAAAGTACGCTAAATATGTTAGAAACCGAACGGGCTCGCGCAGGTCAAATGTCCCGCACGTTAGGTCAACAAGCTGAGCAACGCGGCGATGTAACGTACTACCGAACTAAGTCTGGTCAGACGACTACTACGCCGCCGAATGAGCCCGCAGATATGTATACCCGCGTCTTTCGGGGCACTGGTGGCTCTGAAGGCCGCGACATTTTTGAGCTACAACCTAAAGGCTCATATACCCCGCCAAAGCGTGGCGAAGGCGTGGCGTATACATTGGATGAACGCGGCAATCTTGTGCCCGACATCAAAACGCCGGCGGCGCAACAATTGCCCGTAATGTCATCGTTGGAAAGCGCCGTACAGAAATTGTCTGGCCAAGTAATTGAGCAACCCAGCACAACTTACAAGACCATAACGGTTTCACCCAAGACAGGCGCGCAACCATATACGCGAATCATTAAACAAGAAGGCGAGACTACGTTTGAACGTGGTGTGCCCCGCGCATTTGATTTGACGGCGACTGAAAAAATTGCATGGAACAAAGCCAAAGCTAATTTGGCCGAGGTAATGCCCGGTATGAAAGCGCTTAGCGACGAAGCGATTGCGGCCCGTATGGCGGATGTTAAGTGGGCCGAACAAGCTGTTGCCAACGCCCGCGCCAAAGTTGAGACGCTTGCAAAACAAGAGGCAGCTATAGTTGAACAGTTGGCCAACCGTAACAACCTTCGTATGATGGCCCGTGAAATTGAAGCCAAAAACAAAGAGTTGGCTAAGATCCAAGCAGATCGTC